AGTGTGCTTCCGTTAGAGAAGACTTTGAATGCCATTTAAGCTGCTTTCCATAGTTCGAGAGTTGTGAACCAGTTGTCTACATCGATGTCATGGTTTACCTTGATGATAGTGTAGTATCCCACAATATTGAGCTGATCCTTAGTATAACTGACCCCAACCAGAGTTCCCGGTGTAAACACCGCTGCTTCAGTTAGGTTTCCGAGCCTGTCCTTGGCCGGAGTGCTGACTTGACTAACTAGCTTTGTCGGTGCTTGCTCGTAAACGGCAGTTGCCCAACGGTTTAGTTCGGTCGAATCGGTTGTATTGATTGCCACGTCAATGGCTGATTCTCCGTAGAGATCGATAGAGTCCTGGTCTCTGATGATGACAAAGGTTTCAGGATCAGAAGTCAAAGCTACCTTTAAAGAGTTGTAAACAGCATCGGCGTCCGAGCTGACTACAATCTCCGATAGGCATAGGTGATAAGGGCTAAGTGAGTGGTCGTTGCCAATTATGTAGGTGGTAGCAGTTCCGGTTTCCTCTTGTGGTCGAGGAATGACAGTCAGCTCTTCTGTGTCTTGGTCTATCCAAACAACCGCTAGCCCCACGGAGATTGCATCGTTGATAATGTCTGGAACCAAAATGTTAGTAGTATCCACCGAAGGAATCTTGCCTTCAACTGGAAGGGAATGGCTGGATAAAGTAGTTCCCGTCTTAATTGACAGAAGCTCAAATACTTCATCTACCGTTGCGTAGGTTCCTCCTGGCAGACCGGTTGTATCCCACTCATCAATTCTGAGGTTCACAATTGATTTGTAAAGGTCAAAAGCTCTGATGCGAATTAGGTTTGGTCCCTGTGGGAAGTAAGTCACGTCTATGGTGTCGATGTAGCCAACAAATAGAACTCTGTCTAGTTCTTCAGAATCAAGTCTTACTCGAATCTTTGTGTTAGCTCTCACGTTCTTGTTTACGGTTGGATCTAGGTCAAAGCCTTGAAGGGTTATGTTGGCCGTGCCTGGTTGTGGCTGGAAGTAGATTGCATCGGCAATAGCTCCTCCAATGCTTAGTCCAACCTTAGAAGTCTCGCATCCAACATCTTGCCATTTCAGACCTGAGCTTGGAGCAAGGACATCATTGCCTCCAATTAGAGAGAGGTTGATTGTAAACTCGTCAAAGCCACCGAGAACATCGTCTCCACCCAAAAGGCTAATGCCCAGGATAAAGCTACTGCCATCTTCGTCGGGAAGTAAAAACTCGACTACAAGGTTGTTTTCAATGTTAAAATTCGGGATCATTGTGCTCCGAGACGCCTAAGCGCAGCTGGAGTAATTGAAGGAGCTCCAGAAGTCTTTGTTCCCTTGTTGATTGCGTCGGCAATTTCCTTGGGAGTTACGTTGCCTTTGTTGATGTTGATTGTGATGTCTTGCTTAGGCTGTTGGAATGCGTCTCCGAATAGCTTGCCACCCTGCTGGAACCCTGTGCCTGCGTAGATCCTAGATTGCTGACCCTTGGCTGCGCCTTCCATAAATCCTCCAACTGCAGCTCCAGCGCCAACTCCAGCTAATCCTGCTCCAACCCCAGCGCCAACGGCTCCAACTGCACCTGCCAATAGTGCTGCTGCCTTGTAAGCATTAGCAGCGCCGGTCGCGATGTTCCAGGCTGTCGTAACAGCTCCGATTGCAACAACCATTGGCACTAGCCAGTTCTTGTTCTTATCGACCCAAGCAACAAGCTTGATTCCCTCTTCGATGATGGCCACAATGCCATCAACAATTTCCTGAAGTTTTGCCTGACCTTCTGGGGTAGCCAACCAGGTAGAGAACTTTTCCAATACTGGAAGAAGGGCCATGCCCACTTGCTCTTGCATCTCTCCAAAGATGATGTTCATTCTCTGGTAAGGATCTAGATTGGCTGCCTTTTCAGCGCTACCTGCAAATAGCTTTTCAAGCTCAGCCATTGGGTCTTTAGCGCCCTTGATTGCAGGGACAAGTCTTTCAAGTGCTCCAGTAGTTCCCTCGGGCCCAACAGCGCGAGATAAGGCTGTAGTGACAGCGTCAAGGCTCTTTCCGGTTCCAGCTGCTATATCAAGGGCCAGAGACATTAGCTCGGTGGACTTCTGGACGTCACCTGTTGCTCGAGCTAGTTTGGCAAAAGCCGGTCTGATCTCGTCATCTGCAACCGAAGCCTGAAGTTGCATTTTCTTGATTGACTTTTCAACCGATGCAATTTGAGCATTGTTAGCCCCAGTAGTGTTTTGCAAAGCGGTAGCCAAAAGGCCCTGGCTCTTCTGATCCTCGACGGCTGCTTGAGCTGCCTCTTTAAGCTCTCGGGTTATTAGTGCAAACGATAGACCAACACCGATGGTCGCAAAAGCTCGGCCAATGCCTGAGCTAATCTTCTTGGCTACTCCTTGAAGTCCTTGAAGCTGTTTGTTGGCTCCCTGAGTAGCGGAAGTTAGCTTCTTGAACTCACCAAGGATTTCTACATTGAGGACTAAGCTCATTGGTCTCTACCATCTTCCAAAACTTTTAGGAAGGCTGCAAACTCGATTAGAGTCAAAGCTTTATACTCTGACGGACTAATGTTGAATGCCTGGCAAAAGCCGGCCATTCTACGAGCCGCTTGCTCCCTTATTCTTTTTTTGCTTCATCACCCTGAACCAAAGCTACTGCCTGGCTAAGTGTGAACTTGCTTGCTTCCTCGATCGTAAACTTAGGGTTATCCCTTTTCATTACGACCCAGATAAAGCTCTTTAGTGCCTTGCCTTTAGGCTTGCCGTTTCCAAAGGCGCTGTCAATGCTTTCGCCAACTAGGTTCTCGATGGTTTCTACTTCTTCGAGAGTTAGGCTTTCAAAGTCAAATGCGTTCATTCTGTGGGTATTCCTTTCGTGGAGTTTGTTGCTATCAGCTTATCTAAACTTCTGTAGTAGTTCTGGTAAACCTCGTCGCGCGTAATGCCTAAAGCCTTTACGAAGAATGGCTGTGGCTTTATGTTCCGCTTGAACCAACCCCAATGAATAGGGTTAGCGTAGGGAACCGATTTGTTATTACCTGCAGACACCGATACCCGGTTCAAGGACTTGGAAACCCTGATGCTGTTGCGTAGGGCTCCAGTTCTAACCGGGGCTAGAGCTCGGGCCTGACCTGCAACCAACTCTCCGGCCTCGGAGCCAGCTGCCTTTATCTCAGCAGTTGGAACTCCGATAGCCTGGAGAGCCTTTATAGCCTGTTTGAGCCCTGCTACTTTGATGCCAGCAGGATCAGCCATAACTAAGCGGTTGCGTCTACTTCGACACCGTAGAAGATGTCTGAAGCTGGGGTGTGAGGTGTGTTTACTACGGTCAAGGTCACGCTAAATACTGCGGTCTCGTTGCTAACCAAAGCTAGTGGAGGAATCTGGTCAAATGTGACAGTTCCCTTGTAGTGAGGCTGGCTTGAAGACGGGCTGGCGTTTCCGTTAGGCGCGATTGTGAACTGAGCGGTTGAACCGAAGTTGTCCCAAAGAACGCGGTAAAGGCTTGCAGCGTCTCCGGATACGATTCCGTCTAGTTGTAGTGACCATTGGCCACCGACGCGAACCTCACAGAAGGTCTGGACATCGCCAGGAGCGTCATCGAGAGTTAGCTGAACCAAGTTAGCGTCGCAAGCGTATTCGGTTGCGCCAAACTTGAAAAGGATGTTTTGTGCTTTGATTCTGGTTGAAGCCGGCATGGCTACCTTTCTAAATTGTTAAGTTGAGCTGGCAATAAATGTTTGCCGATAAAAACTCAGCGTTGTTGGTCTGTAGGTTGTAAGGCTGATTCACAGAAGTAATTCGAACATAAGTCAAAGGCTCAATTGCGTTCAAAGTGTCTTCGATTAGCTGATCTAGATTCTCGGTTGCTTTTTTGTTAGTCGCGGTAGAAGCTACCAATACTAACTCGATGCCTAAGCTCCATTCTCCAAACTGTGCAGTCTGAAGATAAGGCTGAGATGCGTTTAGAAGAACAATGGGCGGTGTGATTCGTTCTGGAATATACTCCAGGACGTTCAAACCTGCATCGACTAGTTCGAGCTTGAACTCGACCTTAGCTGCATTGATTTCGCTCATACTGCATAGCCCGTGTAAGGCATCAGTAGTGGGTAAACAGCATTCAATGGATCTTTAGCAACTCTGATTGGTGCTCCATCAAAGCTGGCAAACTGAGCCACTCCGTTAGGAGCTGAGCGACGGTGGAAGAGTTCAGACGAAGCGATTAGAGTCGCTTGATCGTGAACTGACACCGGCACGGTCTTGGTTCCGATATATCGGGTTACCAAGGCGTGTCCAGCAGTCAGGCACTCTTGTGGGAAGGTTGTTTCCTCTGTTCCCACATACGCCTGAAACTCTGCCAACGTCACTGCCATTTTAGATTCCTACTAAACGATGTCTAGTTTGACCAAAGCGTCTGCGAATGGGATGGTGATCGCCATGTAGCCGTAAACGCTGATTGAGTCAGTCAAGGTTGTGATGTCACCTGAGGAAAGTCTAACCGGTGCACCTGCAGACTCGAGAGTCTGAATTGCTGCGCTGTTAGCCATGTAGCCTAGGTTGGCTCCGAATGCTGGGTCTACAATAATTGGCAAACCGAATATCTGGCCGGCTAGACCTGGGATATTAGCTGATCCAATG